CTAAAACATTAGTTATTAAATTAGATCCAATATTAATTAAAGAATTACTAGAAAAAGTTGTAGATGATAAAGTGGTAAGACCCAAAAAGGTTTTACTACCAGATATATCTTGTGATGTGCTTCTATTTACAAATGAGCCATCGCCACCGATAGCTATAGTTCCCAAACCACTTGCACCATAATAGAGTGTATAGTTTTTTTCGTTAAAACCAAGCTCTCCTCCGGATAAAACTGGTAATGTTGTTAATGAACTGTCGGGTAAACGACGTTTAATTAGAATATTATTGATTGTAGACATAGTCATTAATACTTACACTCAATTTATATCGAAAAAGATATTTTTTTAACAAAACCCAGCATCCAAAACACCAGTATTAATATAGTTTGTTGTTTCTTGCCAAGTAGATGATAATGCTGTTTGTACCGTATCCATTTCCTGTGTAGTTTCCTGCCAAAAAGATGTTAATGATTGTACATAATTTAATTTTTCAACCTCATCAGGATTTAAATAAACTGAAGAATTTGCTATAATATTATTAGCCGCATCATTAATTTTATCATAATTTTTCAGTAAATTTTCTATTAATTGGGATACAGGATATAAATTTGGTCCTTCGGTGTCGATTACGACAGTAATATTATCGTTATTACTTGTTTCAACTATTATATTATTATCATCGTAAGACATAAATTATATTATTGAGGTTGAGATGGTTGTGTTTCATTAGAAGCTGGTTGATTTACTTCTTGTGGTGGTTGTTCACTTAAATCAGATTCTGTCTCTGGACTTTGTTCCCCGAAACTCGGTATTTGTGAGTTTGATGCTGATGATGTTTCGGTTCCTAATCCAGAACTTCCAGCGGAAGAAAAGGGTTCGCCTCCCGCTTGCTGTGATGCTTGTTCCATAGCCTCTGCATGATCTCTCCAGTTTGGTCCTATTGCAGCAATTTGATCTAATTCCCACTTAAGAGCGGCATCTTTTCTTAGCCATTCCATGTTTTCACTGATTTTACTATCACTAAAATTTAAATAGTGTCTTTGTGCAAAAGTTTTTGATATGGAATCGGTTTGAGAAATATCGGAAAATATTTTATATTTTAATTCAAATTCTTGATTTTTTCTTATTGCGAAAAAATTAGAAGGCGGATTAAATTCAAAAATAAATTGAGATTCATGTATTTTTAATTTTTCCCATAATCCTTTTAATTTTAAATGAGATATAAATGTTTTTTTAAAACCTTCTGCAAATTGATTCTGAAGTCTCAAAATAAATTTTGCAAATTTTAATTCTTCTCTTAAAATTTCAGCCCCATCTTTATAACCAGATTCTGGATTTATTCTAGTCAACGGAACCTTTAATGCTTTATATAATTTATTTATAAAATACATTAAATCTTCTAATTTTCCTAAGTTAGCTCCTCCTTGTAACAACTCAACATCAGATCCGGTTTCGCCTGATCTTTTGGCAAACCAAAATGAATCCAACATAGATTGAGGATCGTATATATTACCCGCTCCTTGTGTTGAATTCGAATCGTATGTTTTCTTAGTCCAATACGATTGCATTAATTGTCTTAAATAAGCTTCTGCTTTAGCTGGAGGCATATTTCCAACATCTATCTTAAATTTTAGACGCTCCGGTGCTCGGACCATTCTATATATAACTATCGCATCCTCTAACATAGATAATTGCTTATATGCTCGTCTAGCATTTTCTATAAAAGGTAATCTGATTGTTAGATCATCATTCCATATTCCCGAATTTATATATGTAATTTGATTTCCTTCAAGTGTTATAAGTTGTTGTTGAAGAGTGTTTGTCGGGTTTGGAGTGTTATGTAATGGTTTATGTTCTTTATCTTGTAAGTTTATTGGTTTTTGAAAAATAAAATTTTGTATTACTTGATTTTGAACATTATCATAAATTGGATTTATTAATTCACCCGGAATTTGAAGACTTCCTATTATTCCTAAATCTTTTTTATTTTCATATACTATATTTTCAAAAAAGATTTCCCCCTCAATTAATAATTGTCTACAATAACCCCATCCTCTAGAATCTAAATCATAAATTTTTATAAATTTATTAAATTCTTTTTCCAATTCTGTTCTAACGTCACTTTCTATTTTTCCAACGCCAGTAAATAAAATTTTTATATATTTTCCATTTTCATCTTTAGTTAAAAATTCATCACATATTTCATCTAAGCAATCTGAAATTTCAGAAAAAGCCGCCATTCTTCTATATTCCGCAAGTCTTCTTATTTTATCAGCATCTACATTCGCATATATATATTTATGATATGCTTTATCTGAAGAAAACGCACCAGCACTTGAATTATCTTCTTGGTAAAACGGTCCTGTTATAACGGACTGTTTCATTAATTTTAACTGTTTATTCTTAGATATTCTTTCGAATAATTCGTACTTTGGGTTATTTACATCCGTTTCAGCTTGAAGTTCAACGTAAGGCAATTTATTTAAAATAGAAGATATGAAACTTCTTCCAGTATTTGTTTGTGTTATTGGTGTTGGTATTATAGAAGCCATATTTTATATGTAAAATTATATATGATTATTTAGCAATAATCAATTAGTAAATATTTATGTTTAAGAATTATTTATTATTAATAACCCATTTGAACAAGGTTTTTGAAATGGAATTGTTATTTCGCATAAATTATGAGGTTTAATTGTAGTCTGTTCTGTTAATAAAGAATATCCAGCTTCATTTTCTATTATTACATCAACTAAAGATGTTGATGTATTAAATTCTGGTAAATCAAAAGTTAAATAATTTTCAGAAAAAACAAAATTTTGTATTTTTATCGCATAAAATGGAATATTTTTAGCGGATAAATTTTTAATCGATGAAAAAGGATTAAAAAAAGTTTTAGTTTGTTTAAATGCTTGATCATTAGCTGAACTAACATAAACACTTCTTATATTTAAAAAATTTCCCTTTAAAGTTACATTGAATTCTTTATTTGATGATAACTCTGGATTTAAAGTTAAAAATTTATACGGTTTAACGTCGTATATTTTTGGTTTTGCTTTATATATTATAACATCTTTTTTACAACTCATAATTATTCACCGCAAGTTTGCGCGTCCTCCGCTATATCATTCAAATCTAAAAGTAAAGTTTGATCGTAATCTGTTGATTGTAGACAAGATAAATCATTAAAATCAGCCTCTATAGTAAATATTTTACTATAAATAGTATCCATTTTCTTAAATAGCCATCCTTTAATAGTAAACGATGTATCTGCTGTTACCCTATATGGTTGATTAGAACCTAAATCAGTTGGATATTGCATATTAATAGTACCATTCCATAATACTTCAGTTCTTATTTCATATGGAATTTTAGAATTATTTAATGACGGTAACTTCCAAGATATTATTATATAAGGATCACAATAAGGAACAAAATTACTTAAAATTTGATCCATATCATTTTGATATTTTGTTACTATAGTCATATTTACTCCTATATTAATAGGAACCGGTTGTGGTATATTTTTTATAAGCTGCTCCGTGTTAATTTTAGGAGCATAATTAACATTAAAACCTTCTATTTTATTAAAAACTCTATTGGCATCTCTGGTTATAGATGACATTGTTACTGCTATTGCTGGAACTGTTAATCCTCCGGGTGCTGGAGTTTTTAAAGCATTAAAAACTCTTTGTTTTGGTGCGTACACATATTTTACTTTATGTCCACTTGTTGGTTGTATTGTTGTTTTATCGTTAAAATTATATCGTTTTATAACGACATCATTAAACGCAGAAACAAATTGTTCTACTAAAGTTTGTATTTCCCAATTAAATGTATAATTTTTCACTAATAATATTTAGTGATAATACATTTTAATTATTTAAATTCGAAACTGTTTGCTTAACTATATTAAAATCTATATTTTTTCTTACACAAGAACATACTTGATATGAAAAATTAGAGATATCTCTTCCATTATGTCCTTTATCGTAACATTTTTTACAATTATTAGGTTTTTTTACTAATGGAATTTGTCCGATGTTTAATATTTTAATATCATCTTCTAATACTTCATAAAAAGTACCAGAAAAAACACTATATATTGTTTTTAATTTATTA